GGCAAATTGTTGTACCGCCGTGTGGACCTTCAACGGGCGATCGAAAACGCATGGCAACCCTCAGCACGCGCGGGCGCTACTGGTGCCTCAACTGGACGGACGCGTCGGGCAAACGGCACCGGCTCAGCCTCGGCCGCGTAGACGTCCTGCCCGAGCGCGACGCCCGTGACATCCTCAAGGCCAAGCAGCTCGAGCTATCTCAGGGCACCGCCCTCCTCGGCCGGCAGATCCGCCGGGCCGTCATGTTCGGCGCCCACGCCGCCGACTACCTGCTCTGGCACGAGCACGAATTCCCCGACAGCCACGAGCGCGTGCGGCAGATCGTCACCCAGCACCTCGTGCCCGAGTGGGAATTCACCCCGCTGGACATGCTCGACCCGAAGAGCGTCGAAGCCTACAAGCACAAGCGCGGGCGCGTCGCGGCGGTGGGGACGGTCATCAAGGAACTGCGCACCCTGCAGGCCCTCGTCAACCACGCCGTCCGGCACGGCGTGCTCGACCGCAACCCCATCGAACACGTCGCCCCGCCGCGCGACCTCGAGAGCCGCCCGCACCGCTGGTACACCCGCGAAGAACTCGCGAGCCTCTACGCCGCCACCTTCGAACCCTGGCACGCGCCCGCTTGGCGCCTCTACGCGAACACCGGCATGCGCCGCGACGAAGGCGTGCACCTCAAGTGGCGCGACATCGGCCGCGACGCCCTGCGCATCCTGAGCACGAGCGACGCCCGCACCAAGAGCGGCAAGTGGCGCGAGATCCCGCTGGCGAAGGGCGCGCAAGAAGCCCTCGCCGAGCTGCGCCCGGCACGCCCCGCAGCCGACGCGCCCGTGTTGCCCGAGATCGCCCTCCCCAGCATCTCGCGCGCCTTCAGCCGCTGCGCCGGCCGCGCTGGTCTCGACGGCAGCCTCCACACCTTGCGCCACACGTACATCAGCCACCTCGTGCAGGCCGGCATTCCACTGCGCACCGTGCAGATCTACGCCGGCCACGCGCACATCACCACCACCGAGGGCTACGCCTACCTCATGCCATCGACCACGCCCAGGGCGGTGCGGGGGATGGCGTTGTAGTGTAGGTGGTTACCGCCGTGACGCGCCAACGATGCGCCGAAACGGTGGCAAATAGTGGCGCAATCTGGCGATCTGGCGGGGCCCAGAAATGGAAACAGCGGCCTAAGCCGCTGTTTTTACTGGCGTCCCCACGGGGATTCGAACCCCGGTTACCGCCGTGAAAGGGCGGGCCGGAATGAGGAGCGGCGCGGGTCTTTGCGGGGTGTGTGTCAACCGTGCGCCAACGGGCGCCGGCTTACGGTGCGCCGCCCTCGGGCTCGAGGGCCCACTGGACCAGGCGGCGGTGACGGAGCGCGCAGTCGTGATACAGGCGCGCGTTCTGAACGCTGACGATGACAAGGGTGCCGAGGGCCGGGCTGTCGATGCGGTACAGCTCAGGGCACAGGGTCAGGAGGTTGGCCGGGGGTTCCGGTTTCGGGAGCGCCGGCAAGGGCGGCGTTGAGGTGGCGCACGACGTCAGCGTCGAGCACGCAATCGCGATACAGCACGCGCGTTTCCACGGCATGGCGGACCTCCGTTTCGATGGCGGTCGAGTGTTTCCGGTTGCGGGCGAGATCGCCCTCGAGGGCGCGGCCGATGCGCTGGGCGATCTCGGCGCGGCGGACGAGCCGGTCGGCCACGGCCTGGCTGCGCGCGAGGTCGTCTGTTGTGCGCTCGGCCAAGTCGCTGCGCGCCTGGTGAATGCGGCCGGTGGCGTAGACCACGGCGAGCAGCGCGGCGGCGGCGGCCCAGATCGCCCAGCGGGGCACGGCCAGGCCGAGCAGCTTGGCGATCATGGCTGCCGGTCGGCCGGCGGTTCGTCGGTGTGCGGCGCCATCAAGTCCGTCTTGCGGGCCGAGCCGGCGGACGAGCCCAGCCAGTACGTAAGCACGGTGAACACGGCCGCGTCGAGAATGCCGAGCATGCGGATGACGAGGTCGCGGTTGTCACCGGCCACGGCCTCGTTGAGGAGGAACCATTGCACGTACCCCCACAGGCCCACGACGAGGAACGAGAGCGCGCCCTCGACGACGAAGCGGCGCGTCACGCCTTGCGCCTCCGCAGAAACCCGAGATACTCCGCGCCCTCCTCCACATCGCTGAAGCACACCACCCGGTTGATCGACTTCGACGCCACCGGGTTCACGATGCTCACGATGCTCGCGCCGAACCGCTGCGATTCGTGGCCCAGCACTTCGGCGTAGCTGTCGATGGCCTTGTAACCGCGGGCGCGGGCCAGCCAGTACGTGTGCTGGCGCTCGGCGTCCTCGTGGTGGGCCAGGGCCCATTCGTGGCGGTGGCCGGCGATGTACAGGTCAGCCGCGCCGCTGAACTTGGCCTTGCGCTGCGGGCTGTGCAGCGGGTTCCACATCGAATGCCCGGGGAAGTCATGCGCGGCCACGACGCGGAAGGGCGGCACGCCGCCGGGCATCTGGAACGCCAGGCGCGCGGACCAGTCGGCGCTCAACGTGTCGCCGGTGCGCATGAAGTCGAGCGGGTCGCCGGCGCCCGTCCATAAGTTGTGGTTGCCCTTGATAAGCAGCAGCCACTTGTCGCGCAGTTCGCCGATCAGCCACTCGACCAGGCGCCAGGCCGTGGCGGCGCTGGTGTCCTGGTGGGCCCAGAGGCGCGACAGGCGGCCGACCCAGTTGTTGTTGTAGTCGCCCATGCCCACGGCGTAGAGGCCCGGCGTGCGCTTGATGATCTCGATATGCCGCCGCAGCAGGGGCCAGTGGCACCCGTTGTCGTCCACGTGCGGGTCGCCGATCCATGCCACGCCCCAGGGGCCGTCGTGCCGCACCTGCACGTCGATCCACCGGCGCGCGTCGGCGGCGGCGAGGCGCTGGGTGCTGGCCTCGGTGAGCATGTCGACGACGCGGCCGATCGGGAGGTCCGCGCTGGGCAGTTGAGGCAGCGAGACGCGGCGGGTGTCGTCGACGTTGGCGGCCGGCGGCGCCGTGGCACCGGCTTCGCGCGCCTCGAGGTCGCGCAACCGGCGGCGGATGGTCGTCTCGCTCACCTTCAACTGCACGGCGGCGCGTTCGCGGCCGATCTTGTCAACGAGAGCGCGGGTGCGCTCGAGGGTGCGCAGGGGAACGGGCGGGGTAGGCATGTCATGCGTCCAGTCGTCGAGAGTGTTCCCCGCAGACCTCCTCGGGGATGGCCGGCGGCCAGCAGTACGTCAATCCTTCGTCGTCGCTCATGAACACGAGCATGGGGTAGCGGTGACACTCGCCGATGTCGGGCCGCATGGGGCTGCGGGCATCGGTGGCCGCGACGAAGTACTCGCAGTTGTCACAGCGTTTCGGGGCGGGCACGTCGGGCTTTCGGCGGGGCATCAGTCGTCGCGCCTCGTGAGGTCGTCGCCCAGCACGATGCGGGCGCGGTCGTAGTAGCGGATGCGATCGGCCAGGCCGTTGCGCCCTCCGTTGATGCGTCGGGTTGCGGCGAGCATGTCGTGCCGATCAGATGGCACGTTCAGGCTGCGCAGCCGCCAAAACCACGCGGCCGAGCGCGCGGCAAACAGCGGCACGGTGGCGAGGAGTTCGGGGTTGTCGAGGAACAGGTTCTCGTTGCCTGACATCCACCTCGAGCACGCGGCATAGTTGAACCGGCCGGTGATCTGCAACAGCCCGCGCCCCTTGAATCGGACGCCGTCGCCCGGGTGGATGTTGCCCAGGTCGCGCCGGCCTTCGTACGCGGCGCCGCTCGCAATCTCTTCCACCCACCGCATCTCGCCCGACTCGTGGGCGATCTGCGCAATCCACATGGCGGCACGCGCAGGCGTGTTGATCTCGGCCTCAGCCATCGCGATGTTGAGCGGCTCGAGGTAGGTGTCGACGCGGCCGCCGGCAAAGGGCATGCAGTCGGCGAGCTGCTGGCGCGTGAGCTTCATGGGGTCATTTGCCGCCCTTGACCTGCAACAACGCCCACAACACGGTGCCCAGCGCGCCGACGGTGCCCAGGATGCACGCGCCGGCCACGCCGATCAGGATGGACTCGATGCGCTTCAGGCGCGCGCAGATGCTTTCGTAGCGCAACACGCACACCTGCTCGTGCGAGGTGATGCGGAACAGGGCGTTCTGGTTGATGTCGGCGGCGCGCTCTGCGGCGGCGCGGCGGTCGTCGGCGGCGGTCATGGGGTTACTCCAGGCAGAAGACGATGCGCACCACCGGCATGACGAGCCAGACCCACACACTGGCAGCGAGCGCGAGGAGAAGGAGCACTTCGGTATTGGGGCGCATCAGTCGAAGACGTCCAGCACGAGCAGCGGCACGGGGTCGGGCTCGTATGACAACTGGTTGCCGCTCTGGAAGAACACCTCGACGCTCGAGGCGCTCAGATTCTTGGTGTACAGAACGGGCTCGAGCCCCGGCGGCGAGATGTAGGCGCGACGCAGGCCGCTCGCGTAGTACGCCGTGCCACGGCAGGTGGCATGGCTGAACGTGCGGGTGAGCGTGGCGGAGGTGCCCACGAGAATCACGTCGCGGATCAGCACGAGGTCCTGGCGCGAGTCGAACACCGACTCGCCGGCGGCGTTGCGAACGCGCAGGCCGTAGGTGTCGCTCGTGGGGGCTGGCGTGGTCGCATCGACGCACAGCCACTTGACGGCGTGCGACACGCCGCTGCCGCCGATTTTCCGGCACCGCAGCTCGATGATGGGCCCGTTGGCGTCGATGTCGTCCAGATCGTCGACGTCGATGATCGGCGTATGCGCGGCCGCGGCGATGGCCGTGGAGTGCACGGCGAACAGCGGCGCATCGGCAGGCGTGGGCGGGTCCACGAGCGTGGCGTACCCCGTCAGCCCGGTGTTGTTCAGGATGTTGAGCGTGCCGCCCTCACGCACCCGCAACGTCTGCCAGGTCTCGTCGATCTGGATCTCGTTCGAGGTGTTGCGCACGCGCAGACCGTAGGGCATCAGGTGTCCCCCAGCGCGATGACGAGCAAAAGCGACGGCGCAAACTGGCTGGCGCTGGGCGGGCTGGGGGCGTACGACACGGTGCCGGGGCTCGACCATTCCGCCAAGTGGGCGCCGGTGTCTTCGTCCACGAACCCGAGGCCGGAACCGCTGAGGCGCGCGGTGAAGAGCACGGTGTTGCTGTCGTCCCACCCGGTGAGGGTGATCGTGCCCGACGCACCGCGGGTGAGCACCTGACGATGGACGATGCGGCCCACCTGGTCGCCCGTGTCGAGGCGGACATTGCCCGCCGCATCACGTACGCGCAGACCGTAGCTCACGACAACAACCCCAGCTCGACGCGCAGGTTGCCTCCCGAGTCGTACACCTTGACGCCGGTGTTGCGGACCTCCATGCGCTCGCCGGTTGTGGCGGACAGGATCTCGACGTTGCCCGACGTCTCCACCTTGAACTTCCCGCCGCCGATGTCGATCGACCCGGCCGTGATCGCGCCGAGGTTCGCCGACAGCGCCGCCAGATTTGCCACGGTGATCTTGTCGGCCGCGACGCTGCCCGCCGTGAGGTCGCCGCCGTCGGCCGCTTTCGTGTAGTTGCCGGCCGCCTGGTTCCAGCGCCACACCTTGCCGTCGTGGTTCGAGAACACCGCCCAGAATTCCGAACCGCTGGGCGGGTCGCTGCCGGGCGTGCTCGAGATGGTCGACGCGTTTGTGACGGTCTTCACGCCACCGCTCGCGGCCAGCGTGACCGCCGTTTCACCGGCGGTGGCGCTGGCGGGCATCCAGGCCGAGACGTTGCCCGACGTGTCCACGTGCCGCACCCAGTACCAGCGGCTCGTCGCGGCGGGCAGGCCGGCGCGGGTCAGCCGGTTGCCGGCGAGCGTGGTGAGCTGCACCGCGGCCGCGCGGTTGTTGCTCGTGGCCTCCCACAGTTCAGAGTGCGCATAGTCCGCGTCGGGGCTCGCGGTCCACACGATGTCGTAGCCGGTGGTGGCGGGCAGCACGGACAGGTTGGTCGGCGCACTGGGCGCGGCGGTCTTGCCGGCGATGGTATGCGTGCCCGTCACCCAGGCCGAGCGGCGGGTGCCGGCGAGCGCGCGCACGCGCACGTCGTAGCTCGTGCCGTCTTCGACAGGCGCCACCCACGCCTGGTTGCTGTCGCGCGCGGCCATGACGCTCGTGTAGGCAGACTCGGCGGCGCGCTTGTACTGGATCTCATAGCCGGTCAAGCCCGACTCGGCGGCGCTGCCCCACGACACGCGCAGGCGGCTGATGATCGTGCCGTCGTTGGCCGCCAGCAGTTCGGCGTTGCCGCTCGCCAGCGTGAGGCTCGAGGGCGCGACGACGATCTGCCCGAACGTCGGCACATCCAACACCGGCACGGGGACGGGCGCGGTGGCGTCCGACGGACTCCACGCGTACGTGTCGGCGCTTTCGGCCATGAGGCTTAGGTCAACGCCCAGGCCGCCATCGTCGCCCGTAATGTCCAGCCGCATGATGCGGTACGTGGCGCCCGACAGCCCGAGCTGCGGAATGGTCACGGCGACGGCGTCGAAGCCGCGCAACCGCAGCGCGCTGATCTTGCACCGCAGTTGCAGCGAGCCGGCGCGCGACCTTTGAAGGGCGATCTTCGCGATACGCTGGGCGCGACTTGCGTCGGTGGCGAGCGCCTGGTCGACGTTGCGCTCGATCGTGATGCCGTCGTCCTCGGCGATGTAGGTGGAACTCCCCACCGGCGGGTATTCGGATTGCACCCACTGCCGCGCTGCGTCGACAAACGATCCGCGGATCTGGTTCACGAGTTCGTGCCGCGGCTTGCGGGGGCGGATGGTGGCCGGGCCGCGCAAGTCGTCGGCGGTCAGCGTGATGGTCGGCGCCACGTACGCGCCGGCGTGAATGTAGATCGTGCCCGCCACCTGCACGAGGTTGCCGGCCATCGCCGCGAGCATGTCCTCGACAATGTCCTTCGGCGCCTGGTCCGCGACGAACGACCCGTTCATGGTGTAGCGCCGCTGGGCAAACGTGCCCCAGGTCTGCGCCCCCACGCCGTTGCTGGTGAACGTCAGGGGCACGCCCTCGAGGGCGTTCTGGTACGTGCTCGCCAACTGGTAGGTGCTGCCGTCCAGGCGGATCACGTAGTACGTCGCGCCGCTCGTGAGCCCCACCGGCGCACCGGTGGCCGAGGTCAGCACGAACCGGTCACCCGTGCCGATGCGCGAGTCGATGACGCCGGCGGTGGTGAACGTGTCTGTGGTGTGGTCGGGCGCGACGGTCAGCGAGAACGCCGCGTCGAGCGCGACCCACTGGTCGCAGATGTTGGCCGCGGCCGCGACGGCGGTGTCGTCGATCTCGGCCGGGTCGATGTCCATGCCATAGTCGGCGATGAGGTAGTCGCGCAGACACAGCGCGGGGTTCATGGTGATGCGCGTGCCCGCGTCGCGCGGGTCGTAGCACTTTCTGCCGCGCACGAGGGCGCGGATGTTCGGGAGGATGTAGAGCTTGTCCTGGTCGAACTTGAGCCGCGCGTAGAGGTAGGCGATGCCGTTGCCGTCGTGGTCGTTGGTCCACTTGCCGGCGGACTCGGTCACGAACGTCGCGTCGGCGGTCTGCGGCGTGGTGCCGAGGTAGGTGATGAATCGCGCCAGGCCCGCGAGATCGCCGCCCGCGGTGACGTTGCCGGACCCGTCGCGCGTGGTGCGCACGTCCTCGACCCAGATCTCGCCGACGCTGTGAATCTCGTGGCCGACCAGCGTAAGAATCAGGTGGATGAACTCCTTGTCGCTGCCGGTCACCTGCGCGTTCGCCACGGTGCCGCCGACCAGCGCGTGCCCGTACACGAACCGGTGCGGGCTGGTGGCGCTGCGGATGTTGGACTTGCGTTCGGAGACATCCTGCAGGCTGGCCTTCCGCGCCTCCCTCATCGCAAAACTTTGGAGGGCATAGGTGGTCGCGAACGTCGTAAAAAACACGATGCTCGCGGCCTGCCCGCCGGGGATGAAGAAGGCAATCGCCGCGGCCACGCTCGCGGCAAGACCTGGCCCGCGCAACGATTGCGTCGTGCTCATGCGTTGCTCAGCCATGCGTCACCAACTGAAGATGCGAGCGACGACGTCGCCCACGCGTCGCAGCGGGTCGAGGACGAGTTGCTTGGCCCCCGGGATATAGCGCGCCGCCTTGTCGAGGGTGCGGTTGAATTGCCGCAAAGGGTCAGGCGCCACGGGGCCGCGGTACGTGCCCCAGTTGATGGAGGTCGACTCCATGCTCGCCACGTACTCGAAGAACTTGTCGCCGGGATGCCGCGCCTTCTGGTCTGCATCGGAGTACATGCGCAACCTCGGCCTGTCCCAGTCGGCGAACCGGTTTTCGAGGGCGAGCTGCACCTCGGCCGTCTCGCCGATGGTCACGTACGGCTCGTCCATCCGACCCTGGAACACGAGCACCGGGGCGTCCAGCACTTCCATTTCCGCGTTCAGCGTGGCGATCCAGATGCGGGCCGGGTTGCCCTGATAGTGATCGTCGAGGATCGCCGAGACGTAGGCCGGGTCGATGCCGCTGAACTGCACGTTCAGCGCCGCGGCCTGCGCGCTCGCGACTTCGGTGATGGGTTCCACGCGCGCGAGGTTGCCGGCGCCCAGCCAGGTTTCGCCGTCCCACGCGATGCTGTGGCCCGCGTTCGTGAACCGCAGCGTGCCGCTCGGGAACACCAGCTCGACGAACACGCACAGCGGCACGTGCGACGACGTGACGGCGGTCGTGGCGGCCGAGGTGAGGGTGCGCGGCATCTAGAACGCCTCGCGGAGCGTGAGGAGGAACGGCTGCACGCCGCCGGGGTTGTAGCTGCTGCCCTGCGCGTCGGCCAGGAACATCATCGTGGTCGTCGGCCGGATCAGCGTGAGGGCCGCGTTGTCCGCTGGCGAGGCCCGCAGCGACGGCGCGAACGACAGCGCGGCCGTCCCGCTGCCGTCGGTGTCGGCGTCGGCCGTGAGCATGTACAGGTACCCGCCCACCGAGAACACGTCGCCGGCGAGCAGCCACCCGAGGGTCGATGTCGGCGCCCCGTCGATGTTGAGCGTGGCGCCGGTCTGCCCGGCGCCGGCCACCGCCGGCGAGCCACCGCCCACACCGGCGGGCACCTCTTTGCCGAACGCGGGCACGGCCACGCGCCCAGCCCGGCCACGCATGCGCGCGACGAACGCCCACAGCAGCCGCGCGTCGTTGCCCCAGACGTTGGAGTAGTCCAGCACGCACTGCCAGTACGCGCCGGGGAGTTCTTGCGTTTGCCCGGCGCCCGTGAGCGGGGACTCGTGCAACTGCGTGACGGCGGTCAACGTCCACTCGACGCGCGCCGGGTCGGCGCTCAAGGCGGGCCAGGAGAGGACGGTCATGTCAGCCCACCTCCCCGATCCGCACCGACCGCGCGATGTCCGACTTCGCCATCGTGGCGCCCATCTGCGCGGCGCGGTACACGGTGCCGGCGTCGATGCCCGGGGCGATGTTGAACACCTGGGTGAGGCCACCGCCCATGCCCATGCCGTTGGGCAGCACGGTGCCGTTCATGCGCGGAATCAGCACCTCGGGCCCGCGCTCGCCGACGAGGTAAGCACGGCCCGCACTCACCGGGCCACCATCGGCACGGGCGCCGGAGAGGCGCAACCCCTGACCCGCACCCGGGCCGATGCCGGCCCCCGACGCGCCACCACCGCCGAAGAAGTTGACGTTGCCCAGCGCGCCGGATAGCGCGTTGAACAAAGGCCTCGTGATCGACTGCTGAATCTGCAGGCGCACCAGGTCGCGCAGCACCGAGCGCACAAGATCGGAGAAACTCAGCTTGCCGGTTTCGAGCGCCGTGGCCAGGGTGTTCGTGAAGTTGCGGCCCCAGCCTTCGACGGCGAACTGCAGATCGCGCAACGCCTGCGTGCCGTCGTCCGACAGCTGCTCGAACGTCTCGGTGCTGATGCCGCGGATGCTGTTGAGCCGCGCCTCGATGAGGGCGTAGGCCTCTTCGTACTGCTCGGCGCTCAACTTGCCGACGATCAGCGCGTCGTTGAGGGTTTCGATGTCGCGGATGGCCGCGGACTCCTGCCCAGATCGCGTGCCGGAGAGCAGCGCCTCGAGGGCCGCCGCCTGGCGCTCGATCTCGGCGGCGTCGGCTGCGTTGCCGGCCTCGAAGATCTCCATCAGCCCCGACTGAATGTCGCGCGCCTTCTCGCGCAGAATGTTGAACTGGTCGAGGTAGATCTGCGCGAAGATCCGCGCCCCGCGTTCGGCGCCGTTGGTCACATCGGCTTCGACGGCGGCGGCGGTCTCGGGCACGCCTGCCACGCCGGCGCCATTGGCAAGCGCCCTTGCACGGCCCGCCGCGCCACCGCGCGCACGGTCCGCGCCGCGATCGGCCGGTTGCCTGTCTTGGAACTGCAGGAACTCCAAACGCTTGCGGGCGGTGTCGAGGTCGGCCTGCAGGCTGTTGCCCAGGCGCGTGCCGCGGAGTTCCGGGTTGGCCAGCAACTTCGTCAGCCGCTCGACCTCGGCGCGGTAGGTCTTGATGTTCTCGCCCAGCGACTTGAACGGGTCGATGCCGAACCCGATGTTGCCCAGCGCCGACCCGAACGACCCGAAGATGCGCACGCCGGCCAGCAGCTCTTCGGTGAACTTAGAAAGCGTGGGCAGCACGGCGTTGCTGAGGGTGACGCCGAACCCTTCGGCGGTGGCGCGGAGTCGCGTGAGGTTGTCGTTGAAGGTGGCCGCGGCGGCGGCGGTCTCGGCCGACACCACCAGGCCGAACCGGCGCGCCTCTTCGGCCGAGCGCGCGAGGCCGGCCGCGCCACCGTTGAGCAGCGGGATGAGATCGGCGCCGCTCTTTCCGAAGAGGCGCACCGCCAGCGCGGATTTCTCGGCGCCGTCCTCGATGTTGGCGAACGACTCCGCGATGCGGCGGAACGCTTCGTCGGGCCGGATGGTGGCGATCTGCTCGGCCGAGATGCCTACGGCCGCGAAGGCCTGCTGCATTTCCTTTGAGCCCTGCGCGGCGGCCTGCAGGTTGACGTTCAGCTTGGTGATCGATCCGCCGAACGCTTCGACGTTGATGCCTTCGATTTTCGCCGCGAACCCCAGCTCGGACAGCGCCTCGACGGCAATGCCGGTTTTCTGGGCGACGTCGTCCAGGGCGTCCGCGGCGTCGATGCCCTGCTGCACGAACTTGGTGAGCGCCGCCACACCGGCGGCGCCGGCGAGCGCGCCAAGCGTGGACGACAGCCCAGAGAACGCGGAGTCGAGCTTGCCCGCAAGCCCGCCCACCTGGCGCTCGACGCGGCCCAGGCTGTCCTGGAACGACGCCAGCCGCGCCTGGATGTCGATTGATAGGGTTGGCACTATCGGGCCCCTTCGGAGTTGTGGCGGCGGTGCACTTCCACCAGGCCGTGGATCGCGATCTCGGGGTCAGCGTCCAGCCCGGTGATGGCGAGCGCGTAAGGCATGGCGGCCCAGTCCAACTGGTTACCCATGAGCGACCAGGCCGCGCCCAGCGCATCGACCCACGGGTCGTGCGGCGGCGGGGCCGCGGGCGCGGGGAGTCGCTTGTCGAGTTGCGCGGCGGTGAACGCCGCCCTCACTTTTTTTCGGCATCGGCCCGCGCCGCGAGGTGCGCCTCCACCGTGGACTGCCACGCGGCCCACGCGGCCAGGAAGTCGGCCGGGCGATCGGCCAGCCATTCGACGCACACCTGCGCGTCGAATGGCGCGGCCTTGCCACTGCCGCCGGGGATGACGTCGAGTTCCCGCACGCCGCGCCAGTCGCACACGGTCTCGCGCAACCACGCGGCCGCGTCGCGGTCGCGGTGGAGTGCGAGGTCGAGGTCAGTGGGGCGGCGGATGCAGATCTCCACCTCGCCCGAAAGCCGCGCCCAGGTTTCGCGCGCGGCCCGCAGGCGGTCCAGCAGGGAGGGCGTGCTCACGTCGCGTACACCGTCGGGCTGCCGAACATGGTGAAGACGAGCGACGACTTGACCAAGTCCTGCGCGTTACCGGTGGGGAACAGCGTGGCGCCCACAAACCCGTTGAACACGAACTTTCGACCATCCGCGAACGAGAACCGCACGCACCGCTGCGACTTCGTTTCCGAGGCGGCCTTCAGCAACAGCAGCGCGGGCGAGGACGGGTCCCAGAACGATTCGCAGGTGTAGACACCCGGCGAGGCCAGGCCGGGGATCTGCGTGCGCACGGTCGAATGGATGGTCGTCGTGTCGATGAAGTCGAAGTCACCGCCCGACGCGTTCAGACCGGTGATCGTCGTCACACTCGTGCCGAAGGTGATGACCTGCGCCGAGCCCGACACAAACGTGCCGTAGTTCGTGGTGTTCTCGCCCTCGAGTTCAAAGGTGTCCGAGCCGGTGTTGACGTTGGCCACGCGGAACACGCGGCCGTCGACCTGGCTCATGCCGACGGCACGCACGAGAACGTACGCGCCGTTCGTCGGGTCCGTGCCGGTGTAGCTCACGACGCCGGTGCTGGCCTTCGTGATGGCGGTGATGGTGATGGCGGTGGCAAGGGACGATTGGACGTCGACCTCTACGTCCGACCACTGTGACGGCGTCGTCATGTCGGTGCTCCTGGGGTTACGGGGTGGTGAGGCGGATGACGGTCAGCACCGTCGCGGCGAACTGGTGTTCGGGGTCAATCTCGGCGCGCCGATCCGACGCGCGGAAACCACTGGCGCCCAGCGCCACGCTGGCGACGTCGGCCAGGGCATCGGCGCCCGTGCGGGTGCTGGCCATGCACGCCACCTCGAGGGTTACGCGTTCCATCACGGGCGCGCTGCTGTGGATGGTCGTAATGGGCTCGGTGGTGAGGCGCGCGTAGCCGATGGCGGGCAGCGCCTGTTCTTGCGGCACGAGGTCGGGGTACACACGCACACCGACGAGCGCCGCCACCGGCGCCGCTGCGGTGAGGGCGTCGTAGAGTTCGGTTTCGGCGCTCATGGGTGGTCGGCTACAGGTCGGCGGTCGGCAGGCTCGTGGCCGGCAGGCTGAGGGTGGCAATTTCCTTTTCGAGGCGCGCGTTGAACGCGGCCACCGAGGCGCCCTGCTGCGCGCGGAAGGCCGGCGCGAGAAAGGGCCGCGAAATCCGCCGGCCGGCGGTGCGGCTGCGTTCCAGCGCCTTGCGACGCGTGCCGCCCTGCAGCCGCTGCCCGGGGCCGCGGGGAATCCAGCCGCCCTCGAGGAACCGCCAGTAGAACGGGTCGCGCGCGGTCTTGCGGGCCGCGCGGCTTGCCTTCACGCCCACGAAGAACGCCACCACGCCGCGCCGGCGGTTGATCTTCGAGGGCCCGGCGTAGATGGCGCGCCGCAGCGCACCGGCCACGCGGCGCGAGTCGGGCTCGGCGAGCACCGGCGCCCGGGCGCGCGCGGCATCACGGAACACGCGCGCGGCGGCGCGGGTGGCGTTGCGCACGGCGCGCTTTTCCATCCGCTCGCCCAGCGCCGCCAGCTCGCGCCGGAAGTCGGGCAGGTTGAACTTGATGGCGACGCCGTCAGACATCGATCGCGGCTCCGGTGCACAGCAGTTGCAGTTCGGTCCGACGCGCGCGCACGTCGATCACTTCGCTGATGGGCCAGCCGGCGTTCGCCCACCACACACGCATCGTCGGGTTCACGCCGGCGAGGTATCGCAGCCGCACCCGCAGCGAAAGGTCGGCCTGTTGCGCGCGCACCGAGACGACCTCGCGCCCCGACAGCGGCTCGACGTCGGCCCACACGGTGGCGAACACGCCCCAGGTGATGACCTCCTCGCCGTTGTCCGCACGCGTGACCACCTTTTGCTGGATCTCGATGCGTTCGCTGAGGGCGCCGGCTCGCATGGGGGTGGTTACACCGCGCCCAGGACGTGCTCGACGTTCACGCGCTCGGGCTGGATCTCGAGGGTGACGACGCCGCGGGTGTTGTCGACGTGGTAGCCGATCACGCCTTCGAGGCGGTGCTCGCGCCCGTCGCCGTCCATCAGGTACACGTCATCCGGCGTGCGGTTGTCGCCGGAGAGGTTGCTGATGTAGACGCCCGCGCCGAGGCGGTAGGTGTCGGCCATCGGCGGCAATGGCGCGGCCATGCCGATCGTCTGCTCGGAAAGGTGACGGCCAGGCAATGCCGCGGCCTCGGTCTGCGCTGCCGCGACCGGTGTCTTTTTTCTCAACAAGGGGAACTCCTAGAGGCTGGGGACGCGGTAGCGCCAGAGCAGGTGCTCGGAAGCCAGCGGCACGCCGAAGACTTGGAAATCGGACACCGATTCGCGGTGCTCGAACCAGTGCCCGATGATGAGCAGCATGGCCTGGTGAATGCCCGCCGGCACATCGGCCGCGTCGCCGTAGCCCACGACGTAGCGCACTTCCCACGGGTGCAACTGCTGCCGCGCGATCGGCCAGGTGTAGCCGTACGCCGGGACGATGCGAGCCGGCGCGCTGGCAATGTCGCCCTGCCATTCGAGCGTCGGCCAGGTGGTCTGCACACCGTTCGTGTCGATGTACTTCGCGTGCGTGATGCTGGCCACCGGCGCCTTCGGCAGGCGCATGACGCCGGCCTCGGGGATGCGGTCGAACAGGGCGTCCCACGTCTGCGTGAGGAGGGCGCGGCTGGTGAACGTCTCCACCCACTCGGTGGCGGTGTGGATCAGCGCCTCGATGAGGGCGTCCTCGTCGGAGTGATCCACGCGCAGGTGTTCCTTCACGCGGCCCAGCTCGAGCGCCGGGCCGATGGGCGCGGTGTGCAGGCGGCTCGTGGCGATCATGTGGTCACCTGCGAGAGGTTGCGCACCCAGTAGTCGTACTGCTCACGCACGGCGTCGCTGTCGCCGTAGGTGCCCGTCACCGTCACCCGCCGCAGCTCGCGCGCACGGCGCGGGTCGAGGATGGCGTTGTCGGCCGGGGTGAGCGTGATCTCCACCGAGGTCGCCGGCGTGGCGCTGGTGGTGTCGCGCACCTGCGTGCCGCTGGTGACGCAGTCGATGCGGTAGCTGACGGCAGAGGGCAACGCGACCACGCCCGCCTTGTTGCGGAACGTGGCGGTCACGTAGGCCGTGCTGCCCTCGTTGACGGTTTCCGTCGTCATGGGCTCAGCTCAGCTCGAAGAGACCGTTGGCGCCGACGTCGATCGTCAGCGTGTTGCCACTGGTCAGCGTGAACGCCGCCCCGTAGTCGAGGAAGCCCACCAGCGGGTCGGCCGGGCTCGTCGGCGTGTCGTTGTAGAGCACGAGGTAGCGCGCCTGGGCAAAGTCGCCACCGCTGGCAGTGAACACCTCGTCGGCGCAGGTGAAGCGCCACACGCCCGTGCCGGCGCCCGTCTCCGACCACGTCACGCTGTCGGCCACCTGCCCGCCGGCGGTGTAGCCGTTGCCCGCGGCGATCTCGGTGATATCCGCGCGGACGGTGTTGGTGCCCGCGTTCGGCGCGGTGTTGGTCAACATCCACCGGAAGGTGTGGGTGTCGAGGTCCATCGTGCCGTCGGCGAGGTATCGCTTGAACTCGTGGAAGAACGTGAACGTGGCCATGGGTCAGCTCGCTGCGATGGTGAGGTTGCGACGAATGAGAGCGCACACGACCGAGCGGCGCGCGAAGGTCATGCCGACGGTGCGGCGCTGCAGGCCCCACTGCACCTGGCGGCGCGCGAGGCTCCACTGCACGTCGCGCCGCTTGAGCGCCCACGTGATGCGCTCCGGGCGCCCCACGTCGGACAACCGCACACCGATCGTGCGGCCCGTCAGCACGAGCGCGCCGGCCGTCACCGGCACGGTCAGGCCCTCGACGAGGGTGAGCGACACGTCCGCGCCGGTGAGCGTCAACGCGCCCGCCGTGACAGCCAGGCCGGCGGCGAGCGTGGTGTCTTGCCCGACGAGCGCCACACTGCCCGAGGCCACGCCGACGCGGCCTTGCATGGCAATGCTCTGGCCGGTGAGCGTGAGCGTGCCGGCGTCGACCGGCAGGGTCAGGTCGGTGTCGCCGCTGTTGATGAGGCCGACGCTTTGCGGCGTAAGCCCCAGCGCCCCGGCCGTCACGCCCATCGACAGCGGCACGCCGATTGTGCGGCCCGTGAGGGTCAGCGTGCCGCGCGTCACCGCCATCAACTGCGGCAGGGCCACAGTGCGCCCCACCAGGCCGAGCGACCCGGCCGCCACGGCGACCGTGCGCTGCACCGCGACGTCGCGGCCCGTCAGTGTGATCGCCGCGGAGGTCAACGACACGACCAGCGGCACGGCGACCGTGCGGCCCGTCAGCGTGAGGGCGCCGGCGTCGACCGACACGCTCAGGTTGCTCGAGGCCGCCAGCGTGGAGAACGCGCCCGACACCGCGACGTTGCTGGTGTCGGTGCCGTCGCTCCACACGATGGCGACGCGGTACGACGTCGAGGCCGTCAGCCCCGTCGCGGCCGAGGGCCAGTCGTAGGTGCCGTCGACCGTCGGCGACGCGTAGTTGCCAGACCAGGTCGCAGCCCCGCCGCCCGCCAGCGTGCCGGCGATGACTTCGGCGGCGGTCGGGTCCGTCCAGCCCGCGTTCGGGCCGATGACGGCGTAGACGGTGGGCGTGGCGCCCGACAGCGCGACGGCATCGAACCAGCCGGCCGGCACCGCGGTTTCGTCGAACCACGCAAGCGGCACGGCTGCCGGATCGAACACCCCGCTCACCAGCAGTACACCACGCAGAGGCCTGCGCCACCGGCGCCGCCGTTGCCGCCCAGGCCGGGGTTCATCCCGACCCCACCACCACCGCCACCGCCGCCGCCCTGGCCGCCGTTGCCGCCGTTGCCGCCTGCGGCCGAGGCTTGCACGGTGGCACCGCCACCGCCACCGCCGGCACCGCCGCGCGTGCTGTTGCCGGCTGCGCCGTTGGCGCCGTTGCCACCAGGCGCGCCGGCGCCGCCGTCGGTGCCGGCCGCACCACCACCGCCGGCCACGTAGCTGCCGGAGTTGCCGCCGGCGCCTGCCACTGTTGCTGCCGGCACCGCAGTGTGCCCGCCGCCCGATCCACCGCCGCCACCACCGCGCAGGCTGGAACCGCCGTTCGACGCCGCCGCCGGCGGGTTCGGCGAACCGGCACCGCCGCCGCCACCGAACTCGGCGTTGGCCGTGGTGGCGACGGCTGCCGTGCCCGTCACGCCCTGCCCGCCTGATCCGTTGGTCGCGGCCGTGGGCAGGCCGCCCGTGCCACCCGAGGTGCCGCCGACACCGCCAGCGCCGCCCACACCACCACCGCCACCGCCCCCGGTGACGACGGCCGAGATGGCACCACCGGCCCCGCCCCCACCGCCGAACGCGGTGAGGAACGAACCGAACGTCGTGTTGCCGCCCACGCCACCGGCACCGCCGGCCGCGCCCGCTGCGCCACGCGCGCCGGCCGTGCCGCCTGCACCGATGCCGACTGCCACCGTGCTGCTGAGGTCGTCCGCGGCGAACACGGCGCGCACGAACGCACCGCCACCGCCACCGCCGCCGCCTTTGGCGACCACCGCCGTGGCCA